CTCCGATAAAAAGGAAGAAGAAGTGTTATTTACCTATGCGAAATTGAAAGATGGTACAATCGTTGAATCTCCAACCTTTGATGTAGGTGAGAAAGTGGAAGTAATTTCAGAAGATGGAACTAAATCACCGGCACCTGATGGAGAACATGAATTGGCACTAAAAGATGAAAGTGGTAATGAAAATCTTATCAAAGTAATCACAAAAGATGGTGTAATCACCGAAAGAGAGAATGTGGAGTTAGAAGCAGAAACCAAAGAGGCAGAAGACCTACCTGGTTCTCCAAACAAAGCAAACGAAATCCCTGATCCTAAAGCAGCTGGACAAGAAGTAGAAGGTTTAAAACCTGCATCTATGATGGCAGCAGAAGAAGAATTACCTTCGGGTGATGGTATTGAAGAAGAAGGTGAACCAATGCCAGGCGAAAAAGGCTCTCCATTTGATATGGCGGCATACGATAAGAAATTAGAAGATATGGCGTATCGTATTGAAGAAATGGAAAAGAAAATCGCTAAGATGGCAGAAGTTGAAATCGAAGTTAAAGAAGAGGAAGAAGAAGAACTTCCTAAATTAGATGGAGCACCGGTAGAAGCTGGTAAACCAAATAAGTTTTCTTTAATGAAAGCCAACAACGAAAACAAAGATAAAATGGTTGTTAGAAACTCTCAAAATAGAGTTTTAGACAGATTATATAATAACTAATAACATTATTAAAAAAATTAAAAAAATGAGCAAAAGACAAAATTTCCAATTAGGAAACCCTAGCGTAACTACAACTTACGCAGGTGAATTCGCTGGTAAGTATATCAGCGCTGCCTTGTTTAGTGCTAAGACATTGGATAATAAGTATGTAACTATTATGCCAAATGTAAAGTACAAGCAAGTGATTCAGAAAGTGCAAGCATCATCTATCGTAACAGATGCATCTTGTGATTTCGTAAACTCTGGTTCAATCGCATTGACAGAGAGAATTTTAGAACCAAAAGAATTGCAAGTAAACCTAAGTTTATGTAAGCAAGAATTCGTAGATAGCTGGGAGAGCTTACAATTAGGTTTCTCTGCGTTTGATACAATCCCTGCAAACTTTAACGATTACTTAGTATCTTATGTATCTGCATTCGTAGCTGAACAAACTGAAACTTCTATTTGGCAAGGTAATAGTGCAACTAACGGTCAATTTGGTGGATTTGAAAGAGCATTCTCTGCTTCATTAGCATTGAGTTCTTCAACATCAGTAATTGCAGCAGGTGCAACATCACCAACTTCTCACGCAGGAGCTATCTCTGGTTCAGTAACATCAGCAAACGTAATTTCTAAATTAGATTCTGCTGTAAACTCTATTCCTGATGCCGTATATGGTAAGGAAGACTTATTGATTTATGTTTCTACTAACGTAGCAAAAGCATATCAGCAAGCATTAGCAGGTGGAGCAGTAGGAGCAAACGGTTGGAATAACCAATTGAACGTGGGTGAAAAACCATTCAACTTCAATGGTATCGAAATCGTACACTGCCCTGGTTTAAGTGCAAACAAATTCGCAATCGCACAAAAATCTAACTTATTCTTCGGTACTGGATTGTTATCAGACCACAACGAAGTAAAAGTATTAGATATGGCTGACTTGGATGGTTCTCAGAACTTCCGTATCATAATGAGATACACTGGTGGTACTCAATTCGGTATCGGACAAGACATCGTTTACTACGGAGCTTACTAATAAAAAAATAATAGGAGAGGTGTATGGCCTCTCCTTAATTTACGAAGTTAAAAAAACAATAAAATAATAATAATATGGCGTGTAACTTATCAGCTGGAAGACAGGAAGTATGTAAAGAATCGATAGGTGGACTTCAAGGAGTTTACTTTATCAACTATACTACTGGCTCTTTCACTAAGAACGGAAGTGGAGTGGTAACAGCGTTGCCAGTTTCTTCATCACTATATTATTATGAACTTAAAGGAACTTCTGCTTATACTGAAACTGTGAATACTTCAAGAGAAAATGGTACAACATTCTTCTCTCAGGAATTAACATTGAATTTGAAGAAATTAACAAATGAGATGACAACACAATTAAAGTTGATGGCTTATGGAAGACCTCAAATACTAGTTTGGACTAACAACGGAGATACTTTATTAGTAGGTGAACAACATGGAGCAGATGTAACTGCGGGTACAATTCAAACCGGTGGTGCATTGGGTGACCTATATGGTTATTCAGTAACATTCACTGGACAAGAACAATTACCAGCATCGTTTATTTCTGGCTCAACAACGGGTTCAGCATTACCAACTTCAGTATTGAATGGTGGAACAATCGTATATGGTTCATAATATATAAACTATAAAACATAAAATAGGGGTGGTAGAAATACTACCCTTTTTTTATGCCGAAAAAGGAGAAAATAATTTGTTATATATAATATAGATAAAGTCGAGATAAATGATAGCATATTACATCACAGGCAGTAATAATGTAGCGATAAGAACAAATGAAATCAACTCAGGTTCAGTTCTTAGTTTGAGATTACAAAACATGCTTACTTTGGTAAACACTTCCTCATCAATAAGTAACTATTCATACGATGATTATGAATCACTTTTACAATTTACTGCAAGTATTGTAAGTGCTAGTGTTGGTGATGAGTATCGTGCTAATATAGTTTCAGGAAGTACAAATGTATGGAATGGAAGTATTCAGGTATATGCATCAGAATCATTAGTATCCGCTTACACAAACCAAAACACTCAGTATAAATCTAATGTGACTGAGAACGAATATATCATAATGAACTAATATGGAAAAGAAGTATCAGAGTTTTTCAGTTGTAAATCTTACTCAACAAGACATTCCTGTTATTACCGAAGATGTAAAGACAAGGTATAATTGGGTGCCGTTTGGTATTCAAACACAAGATGATTTTTACCCTATTGTAACACAGGCCCTTCAATCATCTACAACCAATGCAGCGTGTATTGAGGGTATAGCAGACCTTATATTTGGTAAAGGGTTATACACAAAGAATACGGCATTTGAAACACAACTATCACGCCTACTACCACAAGAGGAAACAAAAAGAGTAATCTTTGACCTTAAATTATATGGTAATGGTGCATATCAGGTATATTGGAACGATGAACATACAAAGATAATTAAGTTCTATCACATACCAGTTCAAACCCTAAGAGCGGAAAAACTATATGGTGACCCTAAAATACAAAATTATTTTTATTGTACTGATTGGTATGATTTAAAAGCACAAAGAGCTAAGATACAAATTCCTGCATTTGGAACATCGAATGAAAAGAGAGAGATTCTATGGATAAAAAATTACACGCCAGGTAAATACTATTACTCAACACCGGATTGGATTTCAGCATTACAATTTTCTTATGTTGAAGCAGAGTTAAGTAACTTACATATAAACAACATTGAGAATGGTTTCTTACCGGCTGTAATGATTAATATGAACAATGGAGTTCCTGCACCGGAAGAAAGAGATACTATTGAAGACCTGATTGAACGTAAGTTTACCGGCACAAGAAATGCAGGTCGCTTTATGATTTCATTTAATGATGATGCGGCTAACAAACCAACGATTGATACAATCAACATAGATAATCTACATGAAAAATACCAATATGTTGCCGATTACGCACAAGACCGTATATTAGTAGCACATCGTATTACTTCTCCATTATTGTTTGGTATAAGAACTGCTAATAATGGATTCTCCTCACAATCAGAAGAGATGAAGACGGCGTTTTCTATCTTACAAACGATGACAGTAAATCCATTCCAAAACTTAGTAATCAACGCTATAACCGATGCACTATTAGAAGGTGGATATGATGATACACAATTATATTTTGAGCAACTAACACCATTAGCAATTCTTTCTACAACTGCGGAAGAAACCGGACAAAGTATAGAAGAAGTAGAAGATGATATAAACGAACAGGCTGAAAACCCTGAGGTGATAGAAGAATCAACCGAAAATGTAGAACAATTAGAGGATGATGAACCAATCAGACCTTTCCAATATGGTTTTAGTAGAGCTTACGAAACTTATAAAGATTAAACCTTATGTACGCATTATTTATTACAAGAAACGACATCATTAAGAATACCCCATTGCAGGGTGCTATTGATGCAGATAAACTATTACCTTTTGTAAGAACTGCACAAGACAAATACCTCTTAGACCTATTAGGTACTGTATTGTTTTATTATCTACAAGCGAGGATAGAAGCGGGAACATTTAGTTCCTTAGATTCATATTATCAAGACCTGATGGATGACCACATCAAACCTACACTAATATGGTACTCCTGCGTTGAATATATCCCTTTTAGTGGTATATCTTTTAAAAGCGAGGGTGCAGTAAAGCATCTTTCAGATCAATCAGTAGCGCCAGGTAAAAACGAAATTGATTACCTTTTAGCAAAGGCCCAAAACAACGTAGATTATTATGCGACTCGTTTACAAAACTACCTTATTGCTTATAGTGCTCAGATACCACAGTATTTGGAATCAGTAGGTAATATGACACAAATTTTCCCAAATATGAGTAATACATACTTTGGGGGGATCAACTTATAAAAAATAAATTAGATGGGTGTAATAATTAACGATAGTGGACAAAACTTTAATCTCTACTATAACATATTAGATTATTGGAAGACAGTGATGAGTAATCACCCTTCAATTGGTAGTGTTCAGCAAGGAGACATATTCGATATAGATAGTAAAGAGTTCCCTGCATATCCATTAGGAAACATCCTAATTACAAATGCAAGTATGGGAGAAAGAACTACCACTTGGACTTGTCAATTAACAGTAGCAGATAAAGTAAAACTTAAAAACAACGAATCATCGGGTTCATTTAACTCACAAGTAATTCCTTATGAGGGTGTAGATGATGTTGTAGATATACACGCTAATACCCTTGCAATTATAAACGATTTAACATCCTATACACAAAGAGCAATAGAAGCAGCGGAAATAGAAGGTGATATAAATTGTGTTCCATTTAGAGATAATTTTGATAATGGTTTAGCAGGATGGGTTGCTACATTTGATATGACAGTTCATAATAACAAAGATATATGTATCTTTAATTTAGTTTAATATGGCAAATCTAACAAAGACTGCAGATCAAACTAAAGGATTAAAGCAGGTTGCGACACAAATAAAAAACGCAGCACTATTCTTTGCACCTAAAAAGACGGGTAATCTAAAAAGAGCACTTAATACCGCTAACCGACCTGAATCAATGGTAAAGGTTACAAACATAGGTGGTGGTACTCGTTTTACTTTTTCATTAATCATAGCACCCAGCGGTGCAGAATATGGAAAGTTTTGGAACTCACCAAATGTTTCATCTACTGTAAGAAAAGGTAAAACTCCAAATGTACCTCGTAGTATAGATTATGGTATGCAGGCTGTTAATGATAAATCAGTAAAGACTGAGATAGATAGATTAATAGGGGGATATACCGATGCTTTAATTGGTGAAAAAGTAAGAGTATTAGTAGGTGGTAAGTTAGAAAAAGGATTTCAACAACTTTCCTCTATTAAGTAAATTATTTTTTTTGTTATATAGTAAAGTAACTTATTTATGGCTCTAGCGATACTACAAACTCCAGCATCAGCATCTTTGGCACAATCACCTATTGTGTTTTCAGTTTCGTCATCAACCGATACGACTAATACTGGATTTCAATATGTAGCAGATTTATATTATTGGGATGGGGCAGTAAGTAATAGTGGTAGTTCAGATTATACACTTGTAAAGTATCCAAACGTTTCTGGCGTTGGTATATTTGATTTAAGCAGAATTCTTAACTCTACACTTACTGATTTAGCTCAAACCAATGGTTCAAATGTAAAATTTTTTAAGTGTGATTTCTATACTCAATGGCAAGTTGGTGTGGCATATGTAACTGGTTCTCATTTAACTTCATCAGTATATAAAGCATTGGATGGATATGGTATATTTCAAGAAGCAATTGGAGTACCTACACAAAACACTACACCACATTGGCCTATAATGACAAGCGGCCCTAATCAACAATACTTCTTTGATGGTAATAAGGGACAGGGTTCAGTATATATTGGAGATTTGGGAACACCAATTCCAACTAAAATAGTATATTCTGGTTCAACAGGAAATGGACAGTATGTATTAGATACTACAACAAATACTACTTCTACACAAATCGATCAGTTTCCGATGTTTCCTGCACAAAGTGGATTTCCATTATCATCAACTAATCTAACAAATTATTCGGTGCAATCTTATGCAGGAAATACTGCATTAGGAACTCCTATACAATTCATATATGCCTGCCAACAAAAGTATCCAAACATCCGAATTAAATGGAAAAATAGATATGGGCAGTTTGATTGGTTTAATTTCTATATGGTATCACAAAATTCATTTAGTACCGATAGAAGATTATATCAACCACAAATTGGTAGTTTCCAATCATCAACGCTATCTTACAATTCGTATGATTCTCAAAATCTTACTTATGTAACAAATGCTACACAACAATTATTTGTGAATACATTTTGGATTGAGGAAACATATAACGATATAATAAAAGAATTATTAGTATCAGATGAGGCATATTGGGTATATGATGAAGCGGCAGGAGATTTAAGACCTATTACAATTAATACAAATTCAATTGTATTTAAAACCGGCGTTGTCGATAAAACAATACAATACTCATTTACATTTGATTGGGGACAACAATATAAATTAATTATCTAATATGGGGGTTACAAGTACAAATACAATTGCGTATAAATTAGTAGCAAGTGGAAGTATCTTAGACCTATTTGATGATGAAGATATATTAGTATCAGATAACATCACAGGTCTATTCGATATAGGAACACTACCTACTGATTTTAGTAGAACTATTGTTTTACCTGCAACAAAAAAGAATAATGCATTCTTTGAGCATGTATATGACATTAGTATAGAATCTCCATATCTTTTTTCAACCAATGTTAAAGTAGAAGCCTATTTAGATTTTGAAGGTATATACGTTGCAAGTGGTTATTTACAATTAAATAAAGTTACTGTAAAAGAAGGATTGGGAGTTGAGAGTTATGAAGTATCATTGTATGGTGGATTATCATCCTTTGCAAGAGATTTAGGAAAATACTATTTGAGTGATTTAAGTACTTTAAGTAGATATAATCATACTTCTTCTTATAATAATATAACTGCAAGTTGGAGTGGCTCATTATTTGATGGAGATATAGTATATCCATTAGCGGATTATGGTACGGGCTACCGATATACAGAAGGTCAATTACAAACATTTGGTATTAACACTTATGATGGTGCGTTGAGTGTACAAAACTTCAAACCTGCAATCAGAGTGAAAAAAGTATTTGATGCATGTTTTGAAGAATTTGGATACACATATACGGGCTCATTTATGAATCAAAGTTGGTTAGATGATGTGTATATGGTGTGTAATACTGCATTAAAGTATCCTGAATATAGTGGAGTTGATTTAGAAACTTTTGGTAAAATAAAAGTTGGCGCCATTAACGGTACTGGAATGAATAATGTTGTTCTTGCATCAGGTAGTTGGGTAACACTTCCGTGGTATAATAAATTTTCAGACCCATCTAATTCTTATAACAATGGTGCTTATACATTAACCAAAGCAAGTAATTTAGAAGGTATTCTAAACATTAATATAAATGTAAGTTGCTCTCTTAATAATATGCCAGGTACTTTTTCTCAAAATGGAACATGGCAATTCCGATTATTAGAGACCGGTAGTTCAACTCCTTATGGATTAACTGCTTTGCAATCATACATTTCTTTCTTTGACCAATTACAAAAGAGTAGAACGGGTTCAATTGATACTACATACGAATTACAAACACAATATAAGGTGTATGATATACCGGTTGGAACTTACTATTTCCAAATCCGTCAATCACCTAACTTTGCTAATTTAACCCTTCCAATTGTAACACTTGATCCAGGTAGTACAACTAAATCATATTTGGAAGTAAAACAAGTTAATCAGGCAGCAGATGGTAGAGTAATTGATATACCTTCCAATATGCCTTATGGAACTAATGGTATCCGATTAATTGATTTTGTTAAAGGAATGCAAAAGAAATTTAATTTAGTAATCTATCCTGATAAAACAAAACTAAATCAGTTTGTTGTTGAAACATTTAATGATTGGTATAATACCGGTGAGATAAAAGATTTCAACAAATATATGAATCTTAAAAACCCAATTGAAGTAATACCTGCAAACAATTTGGCAGTAAACCAATTGGAGTTTGGTGATGCATTAGATCAGGATTATATATCACAACAATTTAGTAAAGCTGCAAATAGACCATTTGGACAAACATTCTATACCGATACACAAAACTTTTTCTCACAAGGAAAATTAGAAGTTAAGACAACATTTGCTTCTTCACCTTTACTTCAGATTACAGGAACAGGCCTTTCAGGTTCGGTAGCAGGTGTTGATAATAATACAACTACTTCTTACTTTAATCAGGTAAGTAGTACTCAATATACCAATTCAAATAATGCATGTAACCATAGTGGTGGGTATTACACTTATTATAGTGTAGAACAAACAGTACCTACTATGACTAGATTATATACTGATTTTGGTAGAACAACTCCATTTAATGGTGGTTACCAATGGTATAAAATAATTGATAATACTTTCAACACTTATGCTATATTTGTTGATTATAATGGAACAATTTTATCATTTGAATCTTGTTAAAAAAAATATATGGCTCAAATAATTCCAATATATATTCCAACCTTTATTAGTGATCAGAACTACAATCCTAATAGAGTGCTACCACGCCTTTATTTTTTTAATGGAATGTTGGATTGTGAACCTTATTATATAGAAAGCGGTTCATTAACTAATATAGGAGTAATCAAAGAACAAAATCAATTTCCATATTTTGATCATTATAATGTTGTTACTGGTAGTTTCCCATCCACAGGTTCTCGTTCTCTACTTTTTTTAAATGAAAACCCTGTATATGGTGCTCAACCAAATGAAAATCTTTATACTGAGTATTGGTCTACCTATATAGGTCTTTTATATAATCCTAAAACAAGATTATTGAATGCCTCAGCAATCATTCCATTGGCTGAATACTTTAAAATGGAACTTAATGATATAGTAGAATTTCGTTCTAACTATTATCATTTAAGAGCGATTAATGATTATAACTTAAAGACAGGTGAATGTAAGATTCAGTTGTTAGGGCCTATTATTGATGATACCCTTTCATCTGGTGTATTTGGATGTTCGTTTACATTTGATAGTGCGACAGTAACAACAACTACTTCTACCACTACAACTGCTGCTCCTACTACAACCACAACTGCAGGCCCTACTACAACAACTACTACATTAACACCGACTACTACTACGACAAGTACGACTAGTACTACAACTACTGCTGCCCCGACAACTACAACAACGACAGCAGCAGGTACTACTACAACTACAACCGCAGTACCAACTACGACAACTACAACGGCTACTCCAACTACAACTACTACGAGTACAACTACTAGTACAACGACAAGTACTACTACGAGTACAACAACTACAACTGTTGCACCAACAACTACGACAACAACTGCTGGTACTACGACGACAACTACTGCGGGGCCTACTACAACTACAACTACTCAAACACAAGTTAATTATTCGGTGGAGTTCTTATCAGTAGCAGGTGGGGGAGGATCATCTTGGAATGGCGGGGGCGGTGGTGGCGCCGGTGGTCTTTTGAGTGGAAGTATTAATTTAACTCCATCATCATCATTATTTATTGTAGTAGGTGCTGGTGGAGCTGGTTCATCTATAACTTCTGGTTCAAGTGGCGGAAATAGTTATATTACTGAATCTGCTGTAACTGTTTCTCTATCATATGGAGGAGGTGGCGGTGGTGGTGGTATTCCACCTACATCTGGAATTTATTATGGAGGAGCTAATGGAGGTTCAGGTGGAGGAGCACATAGAGCTACACAATCAGGTTCTGGAATTGTTGGTCAAGGATTTGATGGAGGTATAGGTATACCTGGTGCTAACACAGTTGCTACTGGTTCAAATGGTGGTGGAGGTGGTGGATCATCACAAAAGGGACAAGATACTTTTATTAGTGGTATTAATATGTACTCCGGAGCAGGTGGTTCTGGATCAGTATGGTTAAATGGTAATACTTACGCTGGTGGCGGTGGTGGTGGAGGAGAGATATATAATGGATTTTCAGCAAGATCTATTGGTGGATTAGGAGGCCCTGGAGGCGGTGGTAAAGGAGCAAGTGGAAACGAAACTAATGCATCTGGAGGTTTGGCAAATTCAGGAGGTGGTGCTGGTGGTGGAAACTCACGCACTAATTCAATTGCTAATGGTGGTAGCGGTGTTGTCATTGTAAGATACTTTGGAATTCAAAAAGGATTGGGTGGTATTGTAACTTCATCGGGTGGATATACATATCATACTTTCAATTCATCATCAATATACACAGCTTATTAATATGGGACATTGGGCAAAAATAGAAAATAATATAGTTGTAAATGTTATTACAGCAGAAGAAGATTTTATTCAGACTTTAGAAGGTGAATGGATACAAACATCTTATAATACAAAAGGAGGGGAGCATAAATTAGACGGAACTCCCCTCCGTAAAAATTATGCAGGAATAGGTTATATCTATGATAGAGATAGAGATGCTTTTTACGAACCTCAACCATTTCCATCTTGGATTTTAGATGAAGATAGTTGTTTATGGGAAGCTCCTATACCTTACCCTTCAGATGGTAATTTGTATAATTGGAACGAAGATACATTAAATTGGGAATTATTATAATATGCCAAATATAAATAAACAAATAACATTAACTACTAGAGAAAATTCGGCAGGGCCTTATTTTGATGTTTACTATTCTACTGATTGTACTAATTTTACAATTTGTATAGATGGTAGTAATGTTTATTTGCCTACAATTTCATCAACTGTAATTGTGACAGTTCCTGATACCACTATTTGTATAAAATTGGTAAATAAAAATGCGAATTGTAATGGTAGTTTTTATATAGATTCATTTGGTACTACAACAACTACAACTATTTCACCTACCACAACTATTCCACCTACAACAACTACTACGACAGCAGGTGTAACTACAACAACAACATTAAATACACAATGTTATGAGTACACCTATACTGCAATTGCAGGTTGTACAATTTTCTATGTTGATTGTAATGGGGTACAACAATCACAATTTGTAGCAGCTGGTCAAACTGTGAATTTAGGATGTATCAGAACCTATGGACAAAGTGGATGTGGGCCGTTTACGCAAGGAACTCTTTGTGCTACTACGACAACAATAGCACCTACAACTACAACAACAACATTAGGTTGTTACAATTGTGGTAGTGGAGTTGAAGTATTTACAACAGGAGCCTTAAATTATGGTTCATACGCAACTGAATCAGTATGTTCAACTTCAAATGAGTGTGGATTATTTGTATATAACGCAATAGATAGACCTAACCGATTTAATTTATACGATAATAGTGGATTGATTGGAACATCAGGTTGGGTTGGTTATGCAACTTGGCCTGGACCGTGGGGTGCATCATTAAACGTTTCACCAAGCGGACAATTTACTTATGATTTTGGTACGACAAGTGGAAGATATGTTTTAGTAGAATATGGACCGGCTGATCCTGAATCACCATCATCTGATACTGCTGAATGGAGTTTAACTTGTGGAACTTGTCCAACAACAACTACTACTATCGCTCCCACAACAACAACTACAACTGCAGCATTTACTTGTTTCAATTGGACATCAAATAGATGTAATTCACCTATTGATTGTTTTATTGAATACTATGATTGTAATAATAATTTAGTAAATCAAAGAGTAAATTATCAAGATGGAGTAATAGTATGTTCACCAAATGCACCGACTGTAACACAAGGTAATATGAATACCTTTACTCAAGGTTCAGGATGTGGGTATTTACCAACAACTACTACTACTACAACCACAATAGCACCTACCACCACAACTACTACTACTTCACTCTTTCAGTATAATGATGGTGGTAGAGGAAATAGTGTAGCAGCTGCTTGTAGTGATGCATCAAATATGAGAACTTTTTACTCTAATTGTAGTACACTTACATTTGGAATTGGTTGTACGATATATATTGATACATTCCCTAATCCTTTGACAGGATATACAAACATATTTATAAACGGTGCATGTTGGGATATAAACTCATCAACTGGTGTGATAACAGGATTCTCATCAGAACAATGTTAAAATAAATTAATTAGTTATGGTTTTAAGACAGTTAAGATTCGTTTCCGCTCAACCTGCCACATTATACTACGCGTGGCAGGTAGAAGTAATGATTAACAACTTTATAGAAATGGGAGTAAATCCTAATTTTATAGATGTTGTATGTTGGAAACAAAATGGTATTATACCAGAAGAATGGAGTAAACTAGCAAATAGTTATCCCGTAAGGTTTTTCTTTTATGATGATACAAGAGAAACAAAACATTACATATCATCAATCCGCCCAAACATTCTAAAACAACATTTTAAAGCACATCCGTATCTAACGAATGATGCAATTTTTTATCACGATTCCGATATAGTTTTTTCTAAACCAATAAATCAATGGATTAGTAGTGAAATGGTTGGTGATACAAAATGGTATGGTTCAGATACTCGTTGGTACATTTCACATTCTTACATAAAAGGTAAAGGTGATGATGTATTACAAAAGATGTGTGAGATTACTGAAATGGATGAATCAGTCATTGAAGCAAATGAATTAAATTCTATTGGTGCTCAATACCTAATGAAAAATATAGATTACGATTTTTGGGATAGAGTAGAAACCGATTGTGAAAGACTATATAAAGAGGTTACTGAATTAAATAATCAAAAGAAATCTATCAACCCATCGTATCACGAATTACAAATATGGTGTGCAGATATGTGGGCTGTATTATGGGGTGGATGGAGATTAGGATACCAAACTGAATGTCATAAGGCATTTGATTTTAGTTGGGGTACATCAACTGAAGAGGATTACAATAATATGAATATAATGCACAATGCAGGTGTTACTACATCAGATACCGGTCTTTTTTACAAAGCAGGATTTATGAATCAATTACCTTACAATCAACCATTACAAATTAAAGAAGGAACTGCAAGCCGAAAGTATTGGGAATGGATTGAAATGGTAGGTAAAAAATCAATACTATTATGATAAAAAGAATTTATAATACTGATTCATATCCATTTTTAGAGGCACTTACTTTAATCTTTGGTATAAAAGATTTATCATCCGCACATACCTATTCAGAATTTGAATTACTAAGGAGAGAAAATGATCAGAAAACTATTTTTCATAGAAAGTATTACGATAACTTTGAATTAATAAAACCCATATATGAAGATTTTATTCGTTTCGAAATCGTACCTATATTTGGACAAGCAGTAGTTTATCAGAAGATTCCAACGTTTAGGATACAAATACCAAATAATGTTGGTGTCGGTGAATGGCATAAAGATAAACAATACAATCACAATCAGGCAGAAATTAATTTCTTCTTACCTTTTACAAAAGCATGGGATACAAATACTATATGGGCGGAAAGTGAAGAAGATAAGGGTGATTTTACCCCCATAGTTTGTGACTACGGAGAGTTTGTACAATGGCGAGGTGTTTCTCTTACGCATGGAAATAAAATCAACCAGACAAACGCCAGTAGGGTTAGCGTTGATTTCCGCATAATACCTCTTTCACAATGGATTCCTACTGATGGAAGTGCGATAAATACGGGTGTAAAATTTGATATAGGTGGATACTATGAAATAATGACATGATAAAATTAATAGAATCTGAAAACCCTTCTAACCATTGGAGGTTTTTGGATGTAAAATACAAAGTGGTAATGGATATGGGGTGTTCCTTTTGGGATTCTACATGGAATGAGGGTTGGTTATCATCAACTGAATACTTTGTAGAAAGAGGAGCAAAAAAGGTAATTGGATTTGATGAAGCTCAGCATGATGTTGATAGATACCATCAATTATATAATGGTGATGATAGATACGACATATTCCGATTGAGTTTAGGAGACCCTATTACTTTACAAAGATTACTAAACATACATAAACCACAAGTCATAAAATGTGATATAGAAGGTGCAGAAATACATTTTTTACACATAGAAGATTTAGAAGGTGTAGAACAAATAGCAATAGAATACCATAATGGGCCTACAAAATCAATGTGTGAAACAATGATGCCGTTATGGGGATTTGAAAACATAGAACTATATCAATTACATAATAATCCAATAGAATCAGCAGGAGTATATTACGCATGGAAATAATTAAAGCAACATACGGAGGTAAAGATTGTACCGAAGAAGTAAAAAGAAAAGTGATAAATGGTAAGTTAATCTTACGAGCAGATAATGATATAATAGGTGACCCATCGGTAGGAGTATTCAAAAAATTAATTATCAATGCAAAAATTGATGGTGAAGAAAGTGAAAACGAATACAATGAAGGAGCATTAGTATCACTACCAAAACCTAAAACTGATAGATTAGGTATATTTTATTCTAATAATATAAATGAAAGCATTTATCCATCTATTAGAGCATCACTTAAATCTATACAAAAAGCAGCCGAAGGTAAAGCAGATATATTAACTTGTATGTGGAGATATGAAGTAGAAAATCCATTCTATCAATGTATAGCATGGACACAAACATCATCACATCTAAATCAAATTCTACAAGTACTACAATTATTATATACTGCAAGGGAAAGTGGTGATTACAAATATGTAAGTTTCTTAGAACATGATTTAATTTATGCGGAAGGTTACTTTGATTATCCTGAATTTGAAGAAGGAGTATTGGCTAATATGAATTATATTGGGATGAATAGGGAAGGGTATCAGCCATTGGGCCAGAGAGATAAACCAACCTCACAATTAACAATGAGATTTACCGATGCAATCCAACATTTTGAATCTCTATTACCTAATGCATTAGTGAGAAATAGTGGCCTTTTAGAACCACAAATCCCTATGGTTGAATGGAATGCTAAAAATCCTAATGTTCACATCAATCATGGTTCACACTTTACATCACATTACAATGTATATAAGAAAAATGATTTGTTTCAATCGCATCCTTATTGGGGTGAGCATTCTCAGTATTTAAGTTTCTTCCCATAAAGAAACCAAATTTTATGTTATATAGGTATGATAAGGAGCATAATTGATTTATTGGTTTTAGATGAGTATTACGGTATTTCAGAAACAATTGATACCGCAAAAGGTAAATACCAATACCCATCATCAATTTCAAAAGGAATAAAGTTACTTAAAAGAATTTGGAAAAGTAAAAAATAATGGCGGATAACACAACAACCTACACAGCGAATGTAGATGTAAATGTAACTGGCGGTGAAGACTTACAAAAGACCGGCGAACAGGCTGAAGAGGCTGCGGGTGGGTTTGTAAAACTGCAATTACAAATCCGTAAAACTCAAAAGGAATTACAGGAAGCGGCAGCTGCTGGAGATAAAGTAAAATTCAATCAGTTAAGGGCTCAATTAGATGATTTGGAAGAGGGATTAGAAAAGGTTCAATTCCAAGCAAAACAATTTGATGACCAGTTGGCATCCTTACCAGGCCCTGCCGGCGCAGCAGGTAATGCTATTAAGGGTATAGATGGAGCATTCAAAGTTCTTATTGCCAACCCTATTATTGCCGTAATTGCTGCAATTGGTGGTGCATTACTCTTAATGAAGAAAGCTCTATCATCAACTGCGGAAGGGCAAGAAACGCTTAATAGAGTTCAATCCGCATTCTCAAAGATTTTAGGCCCAATTCTTGCATTAGTAGAAAAAGTAGCACTTCCTATATTCAATGGATTTGCAACTGTTTTAGAATTTGTAGCAGCAGGATTTAGTAAATTAGTTGGTGCATTAGGTATATCAGAAGCAAAGATAAAAGAAGCAACCTTTAATATAGATGAGGTTCAACAAAATGCAGCTGAAAAAGAAAAGAAAAGACAGGAAGAAGCAACTAAAAAGGCAGAAGAAGAACAAAAGAAAAGAGAAGAAAACGCTAGAAAAGCAGCTGAAGATAAAAAAAGAAGAGAAGAAAAAGCCGCGGCTGAAGCTCAGAAGAAAGAGGAAGAAAGAGTTAAAAACTTAGATGCAGCAAATAAAGTATTAACCGAAGCTTATATCTCTACATTAGCTGCTAGAGATCAGGAAATCTTTAAGTTGGGGCAACAACATAACGAAAGAATGTTGGCATTAGAGAAAGCCGGTATAGCAGATAAAACAGCAGTTGCAGAGCAGTACCGTATTGAATTGGCAGCAATCAATAAGAAGTACGATGATGAAGAGGCTAAAAAAGTAGAGGAAAAGAAAAAGGAAGAAGCTGATAAGAAAAAAGAAGCTGATGATAAAGCAAAAGAAGATAGACAAAAAGCATTAGAAGACCGTATATTAGGTGTTGAAACTGAATTACAATTCGATGCTCAGACATTTGATAGAAAAAGAGAATTAATTACACAAAAAGAAGGTGAGTTATTACAACAAGAGGGATTAACTGAAAACCAAAGAGTTGCTATAAGAAAAGCAGCGGCTGCTGAAAGACAGGCCATTGATATGGCTGAATTGGATGCCAAAGCAGAAATTCAAAATGCATACTTAGATTTAGCAGGTCAGTTTGGTTCTTTATTACAACAAATTGCAGGTAAGAATAAAAAGATTGCGATAGCAGGTATTATCATAGAACAGGCGGCATCGATAGGAAAAATTATTGCTAATACCGCAGTTGCTAATGCAAAAGCAGTAGCAGCTTTCCCTATTACCGCTGGACAACCATTTGTTACAATAAATACTATATCAGCTGCATTAGGTATCGCAGGTTCAATTGCAGGAGCAGCAAAAGCCATATCACAAATTAATAGTGCTGATAATGGTAATGCGGCTTCTAGTGGAGGTAATTTACCAAAAGCACAAGTTGCTCCACCTGTACCACCAACTGCTGGTGGTGTACCTCAAATACAAACGCAAGTTGGTAACGCAAACCCTACTGCTCAAATTGCACAAACTATTGGTGCAGCAAGTGGTAAACCAGTAAAAGCGTATGTGGTTGCACAAGATGTTTCATCAGCACAAGCGTTTGATAGAAGAACTAGTACCGCTGCTACATTCTAAAAATTTAACAAATAAATTGTTATTAGAGTATGGAATTATACGAATTAATTATAGAAGATGAGGCTACCGATGAGGTAATGGCACTGTCATTAGTAGAAAACCCTGCGATAGAAGCGAATTGGGTTTATTTCTCCAATCAAAAAGAAGTAAATTTTGCAACGATTGATGAAGATAAACGAACAATTGTTGCGCCAGTTTTAATTCCAGATAAGAAAATTTATCGAATAGATGAGAAAACAGGTGAGGAATATAATGTATTCTTAACTGCGGAAACAATTGAGAAATTGGCTCAAAACTATTTGAAGAATGGTTATCAGGATAAAGCAACGGTTGAACATTCCCAAAAGATAGATGGTGATGTGACAGTAGTAGAAAGTTGGGTAAGTAAATCATCAACAAAAGATAAATCAGCAAATTACTTTAATCGAGCATTTCCTGTCGGAACCTGGTTTGTAACTATGAAAGTAAATGATGAAAGGTTATGGCAAGATTATGTGAAGACTGGTAAGGTAAAGGCCATATCAGTTGAAATGATTGTAGGTCATAAATTAGTTAAAGCAGCTGCTGAACAACAATTATTAGATAAGCCTATCCAAGAACTTACTGATGATGAGGCTCTTATTGTTTTGTCAAAGATTAGGGCAATTATTAAAAAAGATAAGAGATACAAAGATGGCAAAAAAATTGAAATGGAATCCTATTCCGATTACGGAGAAGGGATTAAAAATAACGCAAAAAGAGGAATCGAACTTAATGAGCGTAATGGTAATAAATGTGCCACTCAAACTGGAAAAGTTAGGGCCCAGGCTCTCGCCAAAGGTGAGCCGATTAGTGTTGAAACCATAAAGCGCATGTACTCATATTTGAGTCGTGCAGAAACCTACTATGATAATGCAGATTCACACAATGATTGTGGAAATATATCTTACTTATTATGGGGTGGAAAAGCTGCATTGAGTTGGAGTAGAAATAAATTAAGAGAGTTAGGTCAATTAGAAGAAAATGAGGCCAATCCACAAATCCAATCAACATACCCAGGACAAGGGCCTAAAAAAAGAATAGATGAATCCAAATAGTGTTCATAATAAAATTGTAGAGTTTGCTCCAATAGTATCCTTTGAAGAATTTGAAAGGGTATTAAAAGAGTTTTCATCACCTTCAAATCCTGTTAGAGTAGGTTGGATTACCAAAGAAGGTAAAGATAGATACTATGATATGTATTGGATTGATGGGCCGATTGGTGATGGAATAGCAGGAGGAACTGATACAAAAGCATTAGAAGATATGTATAATGTGCCAGTTGTCGGATTAGATGGCAATTGGAGAACATTAGATTTTGGAACCGTTTACAAATACCGATTTAATAACAAAACATTTAGAGTAAGATAATATGCCAATACCAAAACCAACATCTGCTGAGACAGAACAAGAATTTGTAAGCCGTTGTATGAGTGAAATCAGCGGTGAATACGAACAAGAGCAAGCATTAGGAATATGCTACTCAACATATAGAGCCGAAACCAAAATGAGCACACAAGAAAAAATTGCATCTAAGTTTAGAGAGATACACTACAAAGGTGTTGATTTAACTAAACTTGCAGAAGATGAAGGTTTAGAAGGTGCATGTTGGGACGGATACGAAGCAATAGGAACAAAGATTTTAGACGGAAGAGAAGTTCCAAATTGTGTACCAATAAAAGAATAAATTATGAATACTAAGATTATACAAAAGTTAAATCGTATCAATAAATTCCAACAAAAGTTTGAGATTGAAGCACCAAATATAAATGTGTTTGGATTTCACACACGTCATTTTGATTTGTGTCCAGGAGCACAGGCTCTTTTTAATCACCTAATCACAATGCCAGTAAATGAAGAAACTATTGGAATGATTAGAAGTGCAGCGCAAGTTGCAGATAATGTGTTCAGAAAAGAGAAAGAAGTAATCGAAGCAGGTGTAGCATCTCAGCACGATTATGAAGAAGTTGCTTTATTAGTTGGTGATTTCAAAGACATTATGGAAGAGATTGATGAAGAAGTAGGAATGGGGCATGATGTAAGTTTTATGGATGGACACCTTCTTAAAGTGCAAGAATACTTACAATAAATGGAAAATATATATTCTGTCATTATTACAGCAATAACTGTCTTAGGTGGAAGTGCAGCTTTCCGCTTTTACGAAAAGAGAGCTGAGAAAAAAGATAAAGATGATGATTTTATCCGACACGATTGTAAGGATAGAATCTCAAAATTAGAGGCCCTATTGGAAATGAGTTCTAAAGAAAAAGAACAAATGAGAGCACAAATCTTAGAACTTTCTACTATGGTGGCAAAACTACAAACACAAATCCAATACCTACAAGATAGACAAGGTAAAGGATTGTAATAGAGGGGGTAAATCTCCTCACTGTTGAATGATCTCTACCCAAATGGGTGTTTATATATATCGTACCCTAAAACCTCTTAAAATGGAGGTTTTTTTATGCCATTGATAATCAATAAGTTATGGCTTTTTTACAAAATAATTGTAAAAATGCTTGGAAAATTCAAAACTTTTTAGTAGATTTACTATGTAATAAATGATAAACAACTTAAAACTTAAAACAAAATGGAAAATTTAACATTAGAACAAATCGGAATGAGAGAAGTAATTTTTGTGCACGAAAGAGGGCACGAAATGTTAATGATGAAAGAAAAATGGGATTTACAAAAAGTTAGAAATATGGCTGCTATGACTGGTGGTTCTAAACTTAACTTAGTTGAAAGACCTGTTTTCAAATCTCATAAAGGAGATTGGACTTTCGAAGAGATGGAAATTCTATCTAACTTAGTAGTTTTTGAAGAAAAAGCTAAACTACAAACAACTTATGGTTCTGAAACATTTAAAAACGAAGGGTTAGCAGTTTATGATACCCTTAGAGGTATGCATGTATTTGGCCCACCATCTGAAAAAGCAATTGCTAAATCAATCTTTGAAAAAATGTTTCCAAAATTGAGCTATAATAATGTAATCGCAATATAAACAACTTAAAACTTAAAACAAAATGGCAAAAATGACAAGGAAGGAGTTCCTAAAACTCATCGGCGAGAAACCACAATTACTGTTCTTATTATTCACAAATTTCAAAACAAAATAAGGTTATGAGCAATTTAAAAGAAAACCTTCTGCAAAAATCAATTGAGATGGAAATCCATTACGATGAGCAGATTCACCTTTATAGAGGTTATCTCAAAGGTATCAAATCAGGTAGAAACAAAATGTGGGAATCTAATCTACTTCGTAGTGAAACCCTTAAACAATTTTGGGGTAATCTTAAAACGGCCTTAGAAGCAGGTGTATATGAAAATTAATAAAAAAATTATTAATTTTATTTGGAAAATAAAAAAACTTCACTTACATTTGTATATCTGATTGTTAAAGATAATAAAAACCATCAAATAAAGTTTGCCAACTTTGTTACCATCTATTGGTCTTTTTTTCAGAGAGTTTTAATGGTTCTCTCTTTTTTTTAGTGTTTTCTTTAACTAACAGATATATATAAGTGTAAACGGCAACTTTAAACTTTAAACCATAAACTTACTAACACTTCAATTAAGGTAGTCTCACCAACTATCTGAATCCGGAAACTATTAAGGAGATTGATAGACAGTAGAGGTCGTAGTTGAAATACTACCGGAGTGATACCGATGAGGGAACTGGCCGATAATACTCTATGATGGGGGACTCGTTTCAAGTAGAGAGAGTTTAACTTATCCTATCACCAACCTATTTAATTTACGCTACATTGGTAGTATTGTTAAGTGAGTATTGTTGGACTGATAGGATAGGTGGATCTGATTCAAATAAAGACACTGTAAGCAGCTAAGCAGCTAAGCATTAAATAAAATATATAAGTATATATTTATAGTTATGGAAGAATTAGAAGATATATGGTATGAAGACCTATTTGATATAGGTTTAGATGAGTATCTGACACAGTTATTTACTGAGTTGGAAAGCCGTATTGATTCTTCTAATGCCAAAAACTTTGAGATAGTAGAATAAAAAAAATAGGTATCTTTGTTATATAGACATGAAAAGAGTTTTATTAATGTCTATAACCAATAAGGATGAGTGGTTATCGAAGTTACAAGATTTGAGAGAGATATACAGACCAATTGGTAAGATTTTTGTATTTCGTAACCGTATGGATGATGAGGATGATAGGATTTGGATTACATTCAATACTGATTCAGAATACAGATTCATAACAAATGGTGTATTAAGAGTAAACCGAAATAAAGATACATCCACTCTTTTTACAATAGATGCAGTAAATGCTCTATCAATAAGAGAAAAGGGTGTAATAGATAAAGGATTCGTTCCAAATTGGAGAGAATACGAAAATTGTTTGATAATAAATAATAGAGAGGGGTTTAATGTAATACCATTGGTGATACATCAAACTTATGAATTAAGATAATGTTCCTGCTAACGTTTTATTCTTTTTAAAGTTGCCATTTTGATTCTAGTAAACAATGCAGGAGCTAGGGGGTTTTATACCCCCTTTTTTTATGTCAAAAAAAAAGTTTAGAAATATACCTATTTTTTTAGTGTTTTCTCAAACTAACAGATATATATTAGTATAGAAACAATTAAAACAACAAAACAATGGCAACAAAAAATCAAACAAATTATTGGACAGAAAGATTTGAGAACCTACCTAACTATATCGTAGTTGGAAGAGATATGGATGGTATTACCGGATGGACTGTTATACACAAAAAAGATGAAAAAGAGTGGAATAGCAGCTGTTATCGTATGAGTATAATGAATGGATTGAGTATGAAAAGATGGGAAATGCAAGAGTTAGCCGATAAAATGAATAAAGAAAGCAACTAAATCAAAAGGGGAGGGAAACCTCCCCAATCTTAAATAAATCAAATATATTTATGGAAAATTGTAAAGCAATCAGAGGATTTGATGGTTATTATATAACTAATGATGGTAGGGTATTTACCGATAAAAAATCATATCGGTTAAAAACGAAAGAAGGTGAATGGAGAGAAGTTAAATTAGCAAAGCATGTAAGTGGTTATAGATATGCTAACATTTATTCAGGTAGTGGTAAAGAGAATCGCCATTCAATAAGAGTTCATCGATTAGTATGGCAGGAATGGGTTGATTTAATACCTGAAGGTTATTTTATAGATCACAAAAATACTGATAAAGCGGATAACCGATTAAGTAATTTACAATTATTAACACCATCACAGAACTCACTCAAATACCATAGGGTAGATAAATTTAAAAAGGTAAAAAAATGATTTGTATAATTAAAGTTGGAAACTTAGTAGAAGGTCTGATCAATGTGTTGACATTGGGTTGGGGAAAAGATTTAGCGAGTTGGGTAGCATGGAATATATACCGACAAACTGATTGCGGATGTGAAAGAAGACGCGTTTATCTTAATGAATTATTTGGTTGTAAAGAAGGAATACGATTATAGTATGGGAGCTCACAAAAAATATACACCAGAAGAAAAAGAAAAAAAGAAAAAAGAGTATTGGGCATTGTATCAAAGACCACGCACCAAAGCAGATGAAGAAAGAATTAAGGGCTTTCAATTACCAAATAGTACTAGTAAAGTAAAGAAAAAGGAAAAAGAGTCGTTTATGAATGAGGTAAGAGAGCATAACCAAAAGAGGTTTGAAGAGGTATTCAACGATGCGGAAAGATGGAAAATAATAAATACCTCATCTGAAAAATGGGTTCAAAAAAAAGATAGACAGGAAAGAAAGAAGAAATCAGGTCCTGGTGAATGGTTGAAACAAAAGGAAGTAGAGAGGATAGAGAAAACAATTTGGGAAGGTGGAGAAGTAATTTATGAAGATGATGAACCCAAAGAATATGTAAACCCCTATAAACAAAACTCAAATAATGAATAACGAAAGCCGAATAGGAAATTTTAGTATCGGAGAAGTTTTAGAATTAGAGGAGAAGATGAAAGATATAACTACATTTATACCCGATAACCAAATGGGGTATGTATGGAGTGCGTATCAAAGAATCCTCAACACAACTGAACCCCAACCCTGCGGATGCCGAAGTGCAAGTGGATTGTGGATAAAAGCA